GTGGTGGAGGCCAGATATCAGAAGGTGGAGATAGAAAAGGATGGAACGGTGCATCTGACCATCATTCCGGGTAAGGTAAAGACCATCAAACTTTGACGGATATTGAATTGTTTGGGTATGGAGTGGGTAAATTTCAGTATATCACGGGTGTTTGATGAGGAGAGCAATTAGTGTAAAATAGTTTTTACGCCTTGATGTTATAATCTTTACATAAAAGAAAACAATTCTACCGTTGAAGCTCTTACGTGGGATACCGCTTTCAAGAACATAAACGAACCAAGCGGATGGGCCATGAAAGGGATACATGAAGAAGCCTACTAATAAATCCGGCATCAATTGACATAACAAAATCGGATAACTGAAAAATTATCCGCTTTTAGTTTCTTTATTTCGAAAGAAAGATATATATTTGCAACGCTTTTTCAGAAAAGCACCCGATATTGCAGAAAAAACAGTTGCCGAAATGGCTCAGTTGGTAGAGCAATTCATTCGTAATGAATAGGTCCCGGGTTCGAGTCCCGGTTTCGGCTCAAGGGGGGTCAAAATGCTCCCTTTTTTTATTTTACGCCAATAGGCTATAAATCAATATATTACAAACCTAATCGACTGATCTTCAACGTGTTTAAGTAATCTTACTGATGATTACTTCCGTTACTGTGCATTACTTATCATTACACTGTTGAACTATTTGTGATACCAATTTGTTCCTGGTATCACAGCTGGTATCACACTTGGTATCACATTTACCATAATTAACAAATTATAAACTAAAAAGAAACAGTATGGAAACATGGAAAATCAAGCCGGTATTCGACAGAAAAAAGAAAGCAACACCGGAGAAATCAGCTAAGGTTGAAATTGAAATTAAATTCTCACGTACAGAAAGGAAATGGATCTCAACAGACATTGAACTGTATTCAAACCAATGGGATGGAGAATTTGTGGTACGTCACGCTAAATTCAAACAATTAAATAAAGCAATAACCCAATATGTAAAAAAGTTTGATGATATTATCAAAAATATAAGAAAAGAAGGAAAAGACATCAATCTAAAAAACTTTAATATTTTTTATAACGAAAAACACGTAAAGTCTAAATCGTCATTTTTAGATTTCGCTTATGACGAGTTACAAAGAAGGGATCTTAAATGGTCAACCAAACGAGCGCACCTTATAGCACTGGAAGCTCTAAAACGCTCCGGAGTAATTAAAACATTTGACGATATCACTCCTGAAAATATAGCTTTATTTGACAGGTTTATAAGAAGAGAAGATCCAACAAGAGGACAGACAACAATACATGGATACCATAAGAGAATAAAACCTTATATTAATGAAGCGCTTCGGCTTGGACTTATCGAGGACACACCTTACAGGGTATTCAAAGATAAACATGGTAGATATAAAACAAGACAGCCTCTCACAATGGACGAACTGCAATCTATCCGCAATATAGAGTTGAATGATCGACAATTACAAAAAGTACGTGACCAGTTTATATTTCAATGCTATACCGGCTTATCATGGGTTGACTTATACATGTTTGATTATGACAGATGTACTGTAGAACATAACGGAGTTGCATATATAGACGGAGAACGTATCAAGACCGGAACCAAATTTTACACACCTATACTTACTCCAGCAATGGAAATATTAAAAAAATACGATTATAAATTTACAGTCCCTACTGTACAGTCATTTAACAGAAGCCTTAAAATCATAGCTGAACTTATCGGCTTAAAAAAGCCCTTAACCAGTCACATAGCCCGGCATACATTCGCTACCACTGTTGTTTTAGCAAATGACGTACCTATCGAAACGTTGTCTAAGATGCTAGGGCACACAAAGGTTTCAGTCACACAAGTTTATGCAAAAATTCTAAATAGTTCAGTAGAAAAACATGCGGAAAAATTAAACAGTATTATATAAATCCATCCGTTGTGCTTATGAGTTATCGCTTTTAGTTCATAGGCACAACGATATCACCCTTGCCAACACGACAAGAGGTATCAGTCTATAAATGAACCTCTCTATACGTTCCATCGCATCACAGCAAGTAAACGACAAAAATACCAGTGAGGCACATCATCAGCCTGTTCAAGCAATATGTTCAACTTATCTTCTTTCATATATAAACATAAAAAAAAGCGGTAAAACCGTTGGGAATTACCGCTTAAAATTTATATAGTGTTTTCTATTTATGTTCTTCATTCACTTCATTCGATTTGTCATTTGCCAAAAAATGTCCCCGTAAAACAATTAATCCGAGTCCGATTATATTCACGGTTGTAGTAGAAAGAATAGTTATCATTATAGGATTTGGGATGCTTATACAAAAATAAGATTTAATCGCTGGTATTGATACATAACTTGCTAACACAATACATAGAACTATAAAAAGATATAAGGCAATCACTCTCAAAGACCACTTTTCAAGTCTTCTTCTTGCTTTTGTATTTTCAACTATACGATGTAGATGAATCAGCTCTTTGCTTTTTTTTATATTTCCATCGGTTGTTTCTGATTCCAATAAGGATTTAACTGTGTCAAGAATATTTAAATCTTTCTTTTTCTCTTTAAACGGCTCTGAAAAGAAGAATTTAATCCAATATGGAATATAATATCCTAAATGGATTAAATAGTGATACCATTTAATAGGTTTACCTTTCCCGAATATAGAATCAAAAATACTGGGTCCATCATTTGATCCATTCATTGTTTTATTCTATTTTTAGGTTCTATAAAATAGTTTTTAATCAATTCTTTGGGAATGGGTGTGTTCCATTTGTTTTGTCCACAAATATCCCCCTTGTCGTTTTTTATGTATAGCGTATCATACCAAGGAGAGCCTTCTTGATGCGACCATTGGGTTAAGGACAATGCACTCATATTATACATTGCATTAACCGCAGTTTTTACGAGTTCCAATGCCTTGGAATGTTTATTAAATTCGTATAATACGTCTTTGGGAAAAGAAGTAATAATCTCATCAGGATTTATTTTCTTATTTACAATAGGAAAGACCGGACCATAAGGCCATACTTTCGGAGAATCGTCTTTAAACAACAGGTTATTGGTCTCGGCATAGTACACACCATATACATAGAACAAAATCTTATTTATCTGAGTCTTGTTCAACCGAACCATATGCAACTTTTGGGCTGCATACTGAATCAATCGTGCGTAATCTGTACTTTTCAATTCCATATCATAAATATATAAAAATCCCATGAATATAACATATAAAATAAACTATATGTTTACCCATGAGAAAACAATCTTTGTAACACATTTAATTGTGTGTGCTATATTAATGTTGCAAATATATATAAAACCATTTATATAACAATAAACAATGGCAACCATTAACATTTGCAATGCAACTAATTGTTAATTTACAAATATACTATTTTAGCGGTAATTCCAACAAGTCAAAGAACGCTTCTGTTCGATTATTATTTTTCCAATCCTTTTCTGCAATGTTCACATAAGAACTTTTTGGCTACAGGAAACATCTTTTGACCGACATATCCACTGAGATATTGCGCTTCCTCTCCATAAGGATCAATCCCGAAAGCCTTGGAGATATGCCGGCACAAATGACCTTTTTCGTGGTCCCACGAATTTTGAAACTCTTCGGGGGTAGAGGTTAGTGAGATAACCATTACTGTTTCTCTTCTCCTGTAGTCCGAATAGGTTAGACCGGTATTCATTCTGCCTTCGGTCAGATTGCGATACGCACGCTTGAGGGAATCCCCCCTGCATCCTATACGGTATAGGTCCATAATGATCCGATCCGCCCAATAGGTGTGTACCGCATAATACACTTTGACGTGCCAGTCTCCATATTTCGGTATGTAGAACTCCTGAATAATCATATCACATCCGACCAGATTACAGGAATCCCTTTACCTATACAGGTGGCAAAGAACTCGTCAAATGCCCTGCAAGGATCGCCATCAATATCATCAAGGTAGCATTTTATATGCTTGCATAAGTGAGCCTCGTCAACCAATGATTTTTTATAGAAATCCGCTTTCAGCATGTTTGCGACATAAGCAACGTCATAACCCTTGTCGTGCTCAATGGTAATTCCGTTCGCTTTCAGCATATCGTCCACTTCATCTTTGCTCCACGGCTCCAGCTTTTTCTCTTTGCCCGTGGCTTCGTCTTTCACCTTCATTTTTGAAACGGCCCATTCATAAAGTTTCTTGCTGAAATGGAATCCATACGATTCCAAGTAAAGTTTCATTCCTGATGGGAATTTGCTATATGTATCCAATCTCTGTTCCATAACTTAACTTTAATTTAAAAAGAGGGGCATTCCACCCCTCCACCATTAATAAAACTCACCGTTGGCGCGTCTGCGTCTGCGTTCGCCCATGTCATCCATACGCGGATATTCAGGAAAGTATCCGGGGTATCTGCGTTCATCCATGCCGGATGAGCTTCCACCACCTGAATAACTTCTTCCGCCATCACGGAAACCCATTTCTCCGCGCATTTCTCTCATGGCTTTTTCGTAACCTTTGCGGCAGCCTTCCTTATAGGCTTCCTCCACCTCGTCACCTCTCATACCGAAGCCGCGTCCGTAATCGTCACGCCCTTCTTCTAATATTTCCCACATTCCCATAATCATTTCTTTGTTTTGGATGTTTCAACCACTCCGAGCTGTTCCATGAGCCGTTTGTTCAAATCCATAAGGTCAGACATATTCTTGCTCATTTCCGCCATTTGCCCTTTCAGAGAGGATATTTCCTGCTCCTGACGTTGTTTCTCGGCAAATTCAGGGTTCAAGAGCGTAAGCATCTTGTCACACCCTGCAATGACGGAATTGTGGAAGTCCATGCTGTTGATGATGTCTATGCTTTTCTGTTTCATAGAAGCGACCTCGTTATTCATAGCATCACGCGAGCATGACACTACGATATTCCCGTTCTGTCCGAAGTCGGCTATATCCATGCCGGCAGGAAGATTTTGGAATGTCGTGTTCTGCCCGTTGATGCAGACAACAACATCCACAACCATTTCCATTTGGGGCAACTGTCCCATAGGGGATGCCATAGGATATTTCGGCTTGGGAGCGGAAACGCTGACCACCGGACCGTATTCGATAAACGGGTTAGCATCCTTATGAAGTATATACAATTGGTTATTGGTACGAAGTGATTGAAACATGATTGTTTAATTTTAAGGAGTGTGGTTATTCCCATTTTGGGAACCACCACAAAACTCCATGTTAATTATTACTTGCTCCGTAAAGAAGCGGTTTCTACTGTAGGAGCCGGAGCCGTTGTCGGTCTGTACCCTCCATTAACAAGATACAATTCGTTGGTGTACTTGTTATAATGAATCTCATAGATGCCGGTTCCAGCCAAGTTTGCAACAGTCACAGGCTCATTGTTATAAGCCATCAACGGTCTTGTGTCCCCATTAGTTCCTATCAATATCGGAAGTGTAGCAGTCGTACCGGCAGGTATAGCTTGTCGGAGACTGATATAGAATCCCCCAACATAATCCCTGTTACGGAACGCATGGTTAGGGAGTTCAAGAGTAACATTCTCCGTACCGACTGTCACAGCCACCGTAGGAAGAGTATTGAAGTTTGCTCTTCCGATTGATGGGAATGGGAATCCTGTAAAAAAGTTAGGCCACATATCTACCTCCTTTCTTACCGGATTAACCCCAGTAGTTGTTGCAACCACATCCACTACGTCCGTATACAGCGTCACCCATATATGCACCGTAGGCGGCTGCACGGAAACAATCTGTATTAATAGCGGTTAAATTGGGGTATTGAACACTCACAGTATTGGGGAGCTTGCATTTGATTCCATCAACATCGCTTTGTAATGCCTGCAATCCGGCTGCCAAAGGAGCAATCTGTTGTCCTACTGCACTCAGGATAGTGGCGTTCTGATTACGCTGGGATATTTCGGCTGTTAAAGTAGCCTTTTCCGCAGTAAGAGATGCGATCTTGTCCTGCAATGCCTGATTTTGAATTGCATCAAGTTTGGCAAGGATAGCATTCGTGTTGGCAGTAGCACCGTCACGCAATGACAATGTGTTTTGGTTAGCAGTGTTGATTAATGCGTTAGTTTGGTTGCACATTGCAAGCTGACTCTCGTATCCTTGTGTGGTTACAAGCTGTTTCATATCGCAGCAACAGCTACAGATCTGAGATGTCAGAGCGTTGTTACCTTGCATAATCGCAGTCAGGATACTGTTGGTGTTCTGACCCATTTGGTTACCGAGACCGCAGATTGCCTGTGATACAGAGTTAATACCGGCAAGGATTTGGTCTGAAGAGGTGTTAACAGCTTGGGCTAATGATGCAATGTCCACACCGTTCCGGTTAAGTGTCTGCATGATCATTTCTCTTCCTTCATCGGCACCCTTATTGTTGTTGCCACCGAATCCAAAGTTTCCGTTACCGAAGATGGCTGCAATCACAATCAATGCAATGATGTCCTGAAAACCTCCATTGTTTCCGAAAAAGCCGCCGTTTCCATTTCCTCCCATCAGCCCCATCAGATAGCCTGTGTCAATTCCACGGCTCTGCAAGGACGGAAGAATGGACGCAAGCAGACCATTGTTTGCTCCGGTTCCACCGTCTTGGTTAAAAACATAAGTTCGTTCCATAAGTATTTGTATTTTGTATCCCGGTCAAAATCGACCGTTCACAAAAGTATATATATCATATCTCATGAGGAATCAGTTGTTTCCCAACAAATTCTTTATATTATCCCAATATATTCTCATCATTTTTTCACTTTTTAGACGTATATGAAAATTTGATATCATATAGTTCACTGAACGCTTAGTTTTATGAATGAGAGAAGAAATCTGAGATGGATAAAATCCTTTTTCGTATAGAATATATACAAGGATATATCTAGCGTTAACAATCTCTGTGACACGGTTGTCACTTACTATTAATTCGGTAGGTATTTCTGTTCCTTTAGAAACAAGAGCTATTATTTTGGCAAAAATTTCAGACTTACACATTGTGGTTTAAATTTTTGTTGTATTTTTGCCTTGCCAATCAAATACAATCATGACAAAAGCATACGTAGGAAATAAGTAAGGATATTACTACCCCTGACACTTACCTATGTATGCTTTTGTATGCTTTAAAGTTTGATTGGCGTTAAACTTCAAGTGTCGGGGGTTATTTTAATTCTGCCCCCTGAAAGAATTACTTTTATCAAATGAGTTTTTCTATTATATGCCACACTTCTACCTGTGGCGAATAATACTTGATGTTGCTATCTCATCTTTTTACCTCCTTTCTGTTGATTACCATATTCTATAACTTATTCCTGCGATAACCGCAGGAGAAAAGCCATCCTTACCAAATCCATAACCGGCTGTTATTCCCAGTCCCCATCTTCTGGGTTTTATCTTCACCGTGTGATGGATATCGTTTGTTACTGTCTGTGTTTTAGAGCAAACATAGATACTATCTAGGTTAGGTCTGTAACCACTCACATAAGCGATGTAATCACTATCTCTGTATATCTTCTGCTCAACAGGAAGAACAGTGTCTCCTACATGGATTGTATCACCATCATGCCAACACAGTATTGGAGAAGGAAGATAATATTTTACAGTATCTCTCTTTACAATGATACTTGTACTGAACACCGTATCCGTTCTTGCCTCTATAACTGCTTCGGGGGATGGCTTTACAAACCATCCTAAACCGAAAGCGAGTACAATTATTAATATATAAGGAAGCCATTTCATATTATTGTATTTAAATAAGTACCAATAGCAATGCTATCGTTATCGCAATCCATATATAGATCCTTTGTTTCATAAACTTAACACTTGTTTTCTATTGGCACCGTCAGCTCGATAACTGACGTGCACCCATGCAAAATTGCTTTCGTTAATCAATTGATCATAGGGCAGGTTCTTGCGGATATATTCAAACAACAACTTGTTTTGCTGACGGTCTCCAGTATCAATATCAGCAGCTTCCCCTTTCATGTGCTGCGAGGTCTTACTTCCCTTGACAGCTGCATTAAGTTTCGGGCAGCGATAACCACTGTTTACTGTTATAGGCTTTCCCCACCATGTGCGTAACGGGTCCAGTACGTTATCCACCAAGGCAGTCAGAGCAGTCACATGCTCCTGTCTGCATCTGTTGTTGATACCCAAGCGGTCAGCAGTCGTTGACTTGCAGAGTTCCGCAATTGTAAAATACTTCATTTCTTTTCCTCCTTCTTGTTTTCATTATCAAACAATATCTGAGCCATGATCTTGGCAATATCATCCTTGTTCTCGATAATCACACTCATTGTGTTTTCTGCCTTGCGCAACTCCGCTTTTTCCCATGATTTTTCACGAACTGATTTAAACTCACAGAAAATGCAGTACCCCGTCCAAATCATTGAAAAAATAGGGAAGGGGATAACTACGCAGCATAACAGGTCAATGAAGCACAATTCTATGAACGGGGTGAAATACTTCTTCGCTTTGACGGCTGTTTTCTTATACCCCGTGGATGTTCTTGCCTCTCCCCGTTGTTTGGCTTTCATAACTCCCGTAATAAGGTCCACTAACATCGCCCCCATTGTAGCCGCAATACACAAGGCTATAAGCACAATATGTATCATCATGTGCTCGTTGATAAAATTGTAGATTACATCTCTCATTGAAAGTAAGTTTTATATAATAGATTTTACATAGCTTGTAAATCCATATTTTTTTATTATATGTGACACATCCTCATTTGTAAGATTATAAAACTCACCTTTTATTTTTTTATCTGCAAATTTGAGATGAAGTTCTTTTTCTATGTTTTTATCAAGAACAGCCAATATAGATAGATATGGATTCCCACAAGATAATGTCTGAATACGAACGGATATATCTGAAGAAGAACCTATTTTTACAAGACCTGTATTCTTGTCTTTCATAAGATATGTACTTCTATTTTTACAATTTTTGGGAGGATTACTTAATACTTCTGCCATAGTTTTAAGTATCGCATAATGCAACATCTTACAATCTCCGAATAAGTAACTATTTACAACTACAGCTTTGTCAAAATTACCAAGGAGCGCATATTCTATTAATGAATCAGCTAATTCAAGTTGCGTTAATACGCTACCGTCAGCACAAATTATACATTTTGTGTAACAATCTTCATACAACTTTATACAATCTCCTAAATCAGGATACATTGTTTCAATAAAATCCTTTAGGCTATTGGTTAAAACTTGATCATTCTGACCTTTAAAAACTAAATCTGTCATATTACCTAATTTTATGTTAACTTTTAATTACCGTCAATTACACGTTTTGGATTACCCGATTTTCAAACTAACCTTTATTTTGTATGACAAAAAAAGAGCCTGCCACGGAAACTAATCCGCAACAAGCTCTTGGCTTTATCAAATATGTAGTATGTCTTTTCGTCATAATCAATGTGGCGTGCATCTTCACACGCTTCCACAAAGATAAATATTGCTTCTCTCTTTCGCAAATAAGAATACAAAAAAAGAACGACCGCTAGCAAAAAGCACAGCAGCCGTTCAATCCACGCCCTACTCTCTATCCCATTTTCCCAAGAAGACAATAGCAAAGATATCAAACAGGTTGTATCCACATGGAAAAAAGGTTAATAAAATATATGTTGTATAATCTGTTATTTTAATTTAGATTAAACAAAAATAATATTTAAATTGTTTGTTAATAAATAAATTAATTTGTTCCTTTGTAGCAGGCAATAGCCTTCATGGTGTGAAGTTACACCATACCCACTTTTAGAACGTGATCACTGTGGAGGCAATTGCTGTATTATAACGGCGGTTGCCTTTATTGTTGAACAATGAAACAATGGTTTAAGATACCTTCTTTAAAGAAGTCGAATAAGGATATGTATAGTGATGCTACTTATCATGGTAAAGATGATGGTGGTAATTTTATTTATGTTCCTAAATGGGTGGAAAATCTGTTTTCTGACAATAGAGGGAATATAGATTTTGACATGTCGACCGTTGAAGGGAAATCAAGAGCCTTACATGAATGTTGGCCGTTTGCAATGGTTCTAGATCATTGCGGAAGAATGATGCAGAATGGGCGGTATTATGTGACGGATATTAACGGAAACGAGAAGAGGAGTTTTAAAGACATTGTGACTCTTTTGAATCGTCCGAATGTGATACAGAGTGGGCGTTCTTTTATAAAGCAGATTGAGATATCTTTGAAGTGTTTCGGATTTTGCCCTGTCTATACACTAAGAGCTTTAAAGTCTGATCTCCCTAAATCCATGATGGTAATACCTCCCGAATTATTCTACATGGAATCATTCGGTAAGGGCCCGTTTACTCAAACAGAGCTTTCTTCAATTGCTAGTAAGGTATATATACGTTGGGGAAATGAGAATATAGAACTTGGTGATGAGGAGTATTTTGTCATATACGATTCGATAATGGATATTCCAAGTAATAATGGAGGGAGAATTACCTTCCACTCCCCTGTGGACGCATTATCTACTCATACTCGAAACTATATGGCTCAACTGATAGGGAGAGGAAACCTTATTGTTAATGGAGGACCTAAAGGGATACTATACGGGAATGATACGACTGACGTAGGGAATGCAGCTATTACTCCGTCTGAATCCAAGAAATTGCAGGATGATTTCAAAAGGAAATATGGTATAGTGCATAAGTTGTATGAAATCATGGTGACTCCTAAGAAACTAGGGTGGATTACATTGGGGTCAAATACAGACCAATTGAAGCTTCATGAGGAGGATAAGGCGTGTTTGGAAGCGATAGCTCAGACGATAGGCTTTGACCCCAATCTGATTATACAAGGAAGTACTTATGATAACTCTTCTCAAGCAAAGAAAGCGGCATATCAGGATCTTATTATCCCTGACAGTGAATCTATAACAGAGGTTCTGACTAATGCTATATGTAAGGACAGGGCAATAATCAAAATGGACTTCACTCATGTCCCTTGCCTTCAAAAGGATATGAAAGAATTGGCGGATGCCTTGTCTACAGCCTCTAATGCTGTAGCTTCATTGTATAACAATCGGCTGATTACTTTTGAAGAAGCAAGAACCGAAATGTCCAATTTTACAGATATTGATCCTGATAACCCTAAGGGAGAATTTAAAAGTGAAATAAATAATGATGGAGACAAGCAAATACAAGAACAGGTTGGGGAAGCAGTATAAATCCTTAGCTTTTTATGCAAAGGAGATACAATATGATTCTGGCAGTAGAACTATCAGTGGTTATGCTGCGGTTTTCAATAACATTGATAAGTCCGGTGACATGCTCCTGAAAGGTTGTTTTTCAAAAAGCATACAGGAGAGAGGCCCGGGAAGTTCTGCTAATGATAAGATTATCATGTTGTGGATGCATGACATGCATGAGCCTATAGGACGCATTACGCTTCTGCAAGAAGATGAGAAAGGGCTTTACTTTGAAGCGTCTATTGATGATGTGGAAAGAGGAAATCAAGCGTTGAAGCAGCTTGAAAGTGGCACTTTGAACCAGTTCTCTATAGGTTATAGTTATGTATGGGAAAAATGTGAATATGACAGGGAACGTGATTGCTTGGTTGTAAAGGAAGTCATTCTGTATGAGATATCCGTAGTGTCCATAGGATGTAACGGAGAAACTGAATATCTTGGTCTGAAATCGGCAGAAGAATATGAAAGTGCGTTGGAGTCACTTCCGGTTGAAATAAGTGATGTATGTAAAGGACTTCCGATAAGAAAGAGGGAGGAAATCCAAATGTTAGTAAGAAAAGCGATGTCACTCGCTCGATACAAGCCGGCAGACAAGCCACTTGATGAAAAGGGAGCCGATGAAAAAATAAAACTATTTACAAAACCTTTAAAACTTAAAGAAGCATGAAATTTGACTTTTTAAGCAAAATTGATTTGTCGGTAATGGATGAGGTTTCCGTGAAGTCATTACAGGCGTTGCAGGACGCAATAAACGCTACTGTAGGCGATTTCATGGACGATACTATCGACAAAAAAACTTTTGAGGATAAATTAAATGAGGTTTCTCAAAAGATAGATTCCGAAAAGGAATTGGATACAGTGCGTAAGGAACTTGGTGAGATGAAAGAGATAATCGTTCGCATGAAAGGTGCAATGCATAAGAATGAAGACGGGCAAATGGTGTTCAAGTCTGTAGACCAGCAGATTGAAGAGCAATTGAAGGATTTCATCACAGTAGGCAAGCACGGAGAGAAAACTGTGGACTTGAAAACGGCTTGTAAGCAGTCCCCCGGTTTTAAGAAAAGCCTTACGCTTATTATAAACAAGAAGGAGGTTGATCCCTTGAAGAGTACGGGTGTGGCACCACATTATAACATGACAATTGATAGTCAGTTATCTGTTGATCCACGTTCCCAGACTGTAATCCGTAAATTTGCCAATGTGGCAGCAATATCTACACGATCATTGACTTATGCGGAGTTCAATCCGGGTGAAGAAGAAGCCGAATGGGTTCCAGAAGGCGGTCTTAAGCCTATGATGAGCGGTACATTGGCAGAAGTTACTATCAATGCTGGCAAAGTGGCTCTTGGCACAAAAGTAACCGAAGAAACATTATCTGATTTGCCTCAGTTGGTTGCGGAGGTTAGGGTTGAGATTATCAATCGTATTGGTTTGAAAGAAGAAGAAGGTATTCTGTCTGGTACTGGTTCCGGCGGTCAGATTAAAGGGATTGGGAGTGATATACCTACATTCTCTTTGACAGCTCTGAAAGTAGAGAAACCCAACACTTATGATGTTATTGTTGGTATGTATACACAGATTGTATCAATGTCCAATATGGCTTATCGTCCAAACCTTGTGCTTATGCATCCTCTTGACTATGCACAGATGCAGTTGACTAAGGATGTTAATGGACAATATCTCCGTCCTTTCCGTATTGGTGATGAACTGATTCAAGGTTTGAAAGTGGAAACCAGCACTGCAATCAAACAAGGTGATATTTGGGTTGGCGATTTTAACTATCTTAACATCCGTGATGTATGGGTTCTTACCATTACACTTGGATGGGAAAATGATGATTTCACTAAAAATATGGTGACTATCCTTGGTGAAAAACGTCTTATGGTGTATATTAAAAAGCAATATAAAACTGCATTTGTCAAGGATAAGATTGCGACCGTTATTGAAGCTATAACCCCTGCCGGTATTGGCGGATAAATTTATTAAACATTATGAAAGTAAATTTGACTAAAACTTATGAGGTTGAGTTCGCAAAGGACGGGGCCGTTTATAAAAAAGGTGATAAAGTAAGTGTTAATATGTTACTTGCAGGTAAGTTCTTCCAAGATGGACGTGTTGCCACTGTTCCTTCGGAATTGATGGAAGACGCTAAGAAAATCGGTGCTGAAGATTTGTTCAATAAAAAGAAGAACCTCAAAGATATTGTGTAATGTTGGTGGATTATACTTTTTTCCAAGGTGGTATTCTTGATATCGAAGGTGCAGTATTGAATATACATACTCCTTCTGAGACTAATAAGGCAATTGTTGACAGCCTTCAAGGCTTTGTAATGCAATATGAGCCGGAATATTTAGAGAAGCTCCTAGGGGAAAAGTTGTATAAGGAATTCTCATCCTATATTTCCAACGATGGAAAAACTAAGGAAAAAAGATGGGATGATCTTATAGCGCATCTTGTCATGAAATATAGTGATGGCGATAGGGAGATTTCCAAATCCCCCATCGCCAACTATATATACTTCCATTACTTGAGACATAATCACACTCAGGCGACTATTACAGGAGTGAAGGCTGATGGAGATGATGGCCGTCTTGTAAGTCCCGAAAGGAAAATGATGTTTGCATGGAACGACATGGTAAGAATGAATATCAGACTTGTGAGATGGCTTCAAGGCAATAATGCGGACTATCCGGATATCGTCACCGATTTCGAATTGATGGAAACAATTAATTCCTTTGGGTTATGATAATTGATATAATATCAGATGTATGTGCTTCCTTGTCAAAAAGAATGGATCAACAGATAAATTACATATATGGTGACAGTTCTTATATAAGGGAAACACTTCTTCTTCTTGGGAAAAGCAGGGTGACAGCATCGGGAAAATTCCCAATGATAGGGCTGTATGTTCCCTTAGACGAGGAAAGGGATAGTGAGAATTATTTTTGTAAGGCATCTGTAAACATAATAATCGCTACCAATACACTGGAAAAGTATACAAATGAACAACGTCGTGAGATATCTTTTGAAGGTATTCTTCGACCTTTGTATTACGGATTCATAGAAGAGTTAAAAAAATGTGATAAATTTGATTTCGGTTACTCCGGTATTGTAAGCCATACATATTCAGAAAATTATAGTTTTGGAAGACGTGGCGCTGTTGATGTTGACGGTAAGGAAGTTGGCGAAAAGATAGATGCTATTGAAATAAAGAATTTGGATTTAACAGTTAAAAATCAGAATTGTTATGCGAACAGATATTAGAGAGTGCGGCAGCACGTCCGGATTTAATACTGGAATGAGTTACTGCCCCCTGCAACCGGACAAGGTCGCAGGTGTTATATTGGTCATTCATGGCAAAAAACTGCCCAAAGAATTGACTGCTGAGGCTTTGGAGGAAGCCTGTCATGCTGATTATCCGGACAGAATTTATCCTATTACAGGATTTTCGGAATACGCGGTAAGCGGCGGTGAACCCAATACAACAGAAAATGGTTATGCCGGGTCGGAAATAACGGGCTATTCGGCAAGGACGGATACATTCACGTTGCGTAAGTTTAATCTAGCTTTACAAGCTAATCTTGTAGCCAACAAGGATACATTGTTTGATATGTATGTTTTTGACAAGAATAATGTAATCTACGGAGAAGATGACGGGACAGATGAACTTGCGGGTTTTGCATTATCTGGTGTTTACCCTACAGGACAGGCTTATGATTCAAGCGGTCAGAAGGCTTATCTTGCGTTTAATGCGATGTATTCCGATACCGAGAAGATGATGAAAAACATGTCTGTAAAGCAAGCGGGTGTCAATTTGGAAAATGTTCTCAAGGGATTGAATTACGTTGAGTTTGTCAAAATGACATCTCCTGAAAATACATATAAGCTCGTGGATCATTATGACCGCACGGATCTTACTGCATATTATGGATCTATATTGTCTGAGAAGGCTTCAACGGTCGTTTCTGGTGCATCAGCACTGGGATACAGTAACGGTGTGCTTACAGCGACAGGAGGTGTGCCGGTGCTTAAATCTCCTTCTATTTTACAGACTAATGGGGTCATTGGAATTGAACAATGGGTACAATGAGAATTAATGGAGTCACATTTATAGAGTCCGAGGTGGTCAAACTTTCATTGGATGAGTTTGTCGCTCAGAATATAGATGTATTCTGGAAGGACATTTCTAGAGAAAGGCGGAAATCAAGGCTGGTTTCCGTATATAATAGAATTATCAATAACAGTAATTTAGGAGGCGGGGGAGATTGATCCCCCGTTTTGCTATGACATTGGAGGAATACGCGAGATGTTGGAAGAAATTGGCTGATGGCATTCAGCCAATGATAAGGGATAAGATGGAAAGGGATGTTCCTCAGTTTGAGGAATATATACGAGAACAGCTATATAGTGGTGTTGATGGCGATGAAAGTCCTTTAATTCCCGGATATACAGAGGACCCATACTTTAAAAAAACTTATGGAGAGCATTGGAAGAAAAACGCCGAACGCTATAAAAATTGGAAGACAAAGATACAGAAACCGAAACCTTCATATCTGGGTTTTTCTGCAAGAGGGAACAATACTCCAAACCTTATCATACGTGGAGATTTTTATAGTTCCATCACGGCAATACCAATATCAAATGGTATAAGGATTGCCAGCTATGGCGTTTCTTTTGGTTCTGATATTGAGAAGAAATATGGTTATAAAATTTTCAAGGTAAGCTCCAAAGCAAGGAGGCATTATGTTACGTATAGGCTTATGCCCTCTATTGATAAATTTATAAGGAGGTGCGAATTATGAAAAACTGCTTGTGCCAAGGGAATAAGTCAATGAGGGAGATGGAGCATATGCGTTCAATTGCAGAGAAGGCTGCTGTTATGGATGAATGTGTTTATATATTATATAAGGTTGGAGATGTGTATAAGTTCTGTCGTGAAGGTGAAAACTGGTCGGGTGAGTTTGTTGAATTCATATTTCCGTAAAATTATAGCGGACATCCGGAAGGATTACCGCTATCTATGTAAAGGACGGATCTACAAAATATCGTTTTCTCCTTTTTCAATATTGGCTCTTATTTGCCTTAGAAGCAAGAATGATCCTTCCATTTTGTAATTCCCTAAATTTTGTTTCGCCTGCATGATGCAGCTTTCGATAGTAAGGGCTAAATCGGGAGTGAACGCGGATTTATTAATTTGCATTGTTTGGGGGAGTTGGTTAGCATGATCATTAAACCATGCAATCATTTCATTCAATTCTTCCTCTGTGTAACTTTGTCTTTTTTCGGCCATATTATATTTCCCGTGATTAATGATGTTTATATATAAATATTTTATGCAAAAAAAGATATTTATTTTTTAATTGAAAAACAAAACTATCATTTATGTTGTAATTTAGATTTTGTCTAAATTGTGAATGTGATATTTAATAATTGCGTTACTATATATTACTATGCGTTACTTAGTATTACTATTAATTGGTATTGTCTTTTGTTTAATATTCATACCATTGTATAAGATAAAAACATCATTTACCTTTGTATCTGTAACAAGTGCAAGGCGTTACTTGATGTTGATTAGATATTCTCCTATTGGAGTTTATATATGACTGTTCCGTAGTAGCTTGCACCTATTACGGAACTTTCTTTTTATACGATTCCAAGCGTGGATAGTATAAGGGAGGAAAGCAGGAGTGAATAATGGCACAATGAGGTTCGATCCCTCACCTGCTACAATCAGTCAAAATAAATCCCCGGAGGCGGAAGTGACTGAGCCGCCAACGGGGAACAATATTAATCTTATATCGCAAAGATATGGAAAATTTTAATAAGTTAATACCTATTGATGGGGAAAATGGCGAAAAAAGAACAATAAGTTCACTGCAAATTGCAGAAATTACAGGTAAGGCATATTGTGGCGTGTTGAAAGTCATTAGAAAGATGGATATTATGCGTGTGAAAATAACAATGAAAAATATATTTTCATTATTTGTTTGTTTGAAAAAATGTTGTACCTTTGTAGTGCTACAACTTACTATTAAATATGCCAATAGGATTTTTTATGCCCGTAAGGAAACTTATATATTAAAATATAGGCAGACGATATCCGTGTATCATCGCCCAATGGCAATGGTAGGTTGTAGCAAACTAGGATATTTGTCTGCTTTTTTATTTAATAACAAATAATTTCATTTCATGCTACAACCAAATGAAATCTATTTGAACGGGAATAATAGTACCGTACAGATTGCGTCAGCTCACGAAACGAGCAAGACTTTCTCCTATAATGGGAACGAAGTACTTTTTGACATCAAAGATGATGTTATGGTTAACGCCACACAGCTTGCTAAAATCTACGGAAAGCGTCCCAATGATTATTTGTCCTTACCTGCTACAAATCAATTAATTAACGCAATTACAAGAAAATATGGTATTTCTGAAAATCAATTAGTTATATCAAAGGCAGGTTCATCACATAACGGAGGTGGTACTTGGATGCACAGATTAATAGTAGTTGATTTCTGTCAATGGTTAGACATTGATTTGAAACTGTGGTGTACTGAAAAACTTGATGAGTTGATGCGATACGGCATGACCGCCACGCAGCCAACCCTGGAGCAAATGATTAACAATCCCGACTTGGTTATCAGTCTAGCTACACAGTTAAAGAGCGAACGGGAGGAAAAGCAACGATTGGCATTGGAAGTGCAGAAGAAGGAACAAGAGAAGCAGACTATCATAGAGGAAGCAAAGCCAGCCGTAGTATTCACGGAATGTGTAACAAGCTCGTCTACCAATATTCTCATAGGAGATCTTGCGAAACTTATCACCCAAAACGGATATAAGATTGGAGAAATAAGGCTTTATGAATGGATGGTAGAGAACAAGTTCCTTATCAGAAGGCAGCGATACAGCAGATCGAAGAATAAATATATAAATGACTATATGCCTACACAGAGGGCGGCAGAAATGGGATTGTTCTTCGTGAAAGAAAGACCGATAGTATCGGGTGAAAATCCCATTTTTATAAAACATACCTGTTACGTTACAGGTAAAGGTCAGGTGTATTTTCTGAATAAGTTTAAATCTTTAATGGCTGCATGATCATGGAAATAAAAATGAATAATAGCTTAACATTTGATGAAGTAGCAGATAAGTTGGGATGTTCAGTGGAGGATCTTCAAAAAATAGCTTTAGAAAATGGATTGATTGACGAGAATGGGAATCCTACCGAAATGGCAATAAGAGAGGGCCTTTTTTCTCAATATGCGACAATGGAAGATGAATATGGTACAGTAAATATAACAGTATCACATTCCGAATACGATATGATAGCAGTGTGTATATCAGATCCTGAAGACCATGAGCGTGACAGTGTGGCTTTTATTTCAAGAGAAAAAGCTCATGCATTAGGAGAATATCTTCTTAATATGTAATAACAATATTATTTATTAATCAAGTCTTTCCCACCTTATCTTACGAGGTGGGCAGGCTATTTACATCCGTTAACGTTGCGATTCGCAACATAACCCGAAAAGACTATGAAAACAATAGATAAACTTGAAATTATACTTCAAAAAATGAAAGAACAAAATAATAGACTTGAACGGATATACGGCAAGCATCTCAAACTGATTGTATGCACTGGGAAAAGAAGTGAGAAGGTGAAATTTAAACATGAAGATTGAAATGCTATGTTTATAATTTATTTAGACAACATTCTAAATTGCAAACAAATACGTTGAAATATTTTGATTTGGTTTTAAAAGTATATTACTTTGTTGAAAGTAACCAATTTATTATAACTATATGAAAAAAGTATTATTAACTTTATGTATATGGTTGTACGCTATGTTGTGTATCGGACAAGGAGTGTCGCATCTTGAATTTAAGGGTATTCCAATAGATGGTAATTTACAGGAGTTTGTATCAAAGATGAAATTGGAAGGCTTTTATAGTAAGATGTATAATAATGAAGGTGTAATAATGCAGGGTGATTTCGTAGGAGAGAATAGCCATGTGTTCATTTATAGCACCACGGAAGAGAAAGTAGTGTGGAAAGTATCGGTGTATTTTGATTCATGGGATAATTGGCTGTCTTTGGAGAACCAATACTATAAGATTAAAGATATGTATACAAAGAAATATGGGAAACCAAAGAAACATTATGAATCATTTTCTAATGAAAGAGTTCCTATTGATAAAATGCGTGCAGTAAACTCCGATATCTGTGATTACGCTTCGTATTATTTCTTTCAGAATGGTGTGATAGTTGTGTCAATATCTCCTTTTGGCTGTGTGAAAGTATCGTATGAAGATGAATATAATTCATTATTAGGCAAACAAGAGGAAGAAAAATATCGAGAGAATGATATTTAACTATTTAATAATATAAAAACATTATTATGAAAAAGATTTTACTTGCATTTGTATTGATTGTGTCCGTGTGTTCATGTGGAAGGGTTTATTATCAGGAAAAAAGCACACTTCTTGATTTGCGTGAGTATTCTGGGGATAATGATTTTGTGATTAACCCTACCAATATTTCCAATGGTGATTTTACTCCGCTTGGTACATTGGAATTAGCCTTTATGACTGGGAACTCTGTAAAAAAGGATATGAGAAAATATGTGGAGGAAAAGAATCTCGGATGTGGTTCATACAGATATGTCCCTACTGTCAAGAGAATGGTATCAAAAGCCGTTGAGGAAGCCAAGTCATTGGGCGCAAATGGAATTATTTCTTTTGAAATAAAACGAGTACATGATGTTAAAAAGAATAATAGTGATATGGACACATATTATGTTACAGGAATCCCGGTTATATACAAGAAATAGTTTGTGCTCCATTAATAGGAGAATGATTGTTTGTTTTTAGTGGGGAGAAGTTTTTGCTTCTCCCTTTTTTATTTCCTCACCTTCATAATATCAATAAAATCACTATCTTTGCTCTTAGAAGGTGCATGAAGTCATGCACTACCCAAAACTTACGAAAAGACCATGGCAGGAGCAGAATTTAAAATTACTGATGCGATTGATCCTAACATCGTTAAGAAGTTGAATGAGATAAGGATTAATATTCAAACCACATCTTCCGAATATGCGAATTTCACAAAACAATTAAGTGATGGCATAAATTTTAAGCCGGGTAATCTAAGAGAATACCAGTCTAAAGTTGACAGTTATAATGCTACAATTACCAAATTATATGCTTCTCAAAATAGGTTGTCTGAATTACAGGCTAGTCAATTAAAGTTATTGACCGATATTTCCCGTAAGATAGAGCTTCTTACCAAACCATTGAATACATTGGCAGACAAGATAACGGAAGTAAAAGTAAATTTGAGAGGTGCTTCCGAAGATCTGAAAAACGTGTCACAAGATGCGGAAAATGCTTCTGTTTCATTTCAAGAAGCATCTAAGAAAATATCCATGACTGCTGCTGATTTTGATTCAATCCGTCAGACGGTAAAGGCTTTTGATGCACAAGCCTCCGAATTGAACAGTAGGTTAAGTGATAACAAAGAAACAATTTCAGCCTTAAGAACATCTCTGAAAGAATTATCGAAGGAGTATAAGAAAGGTGCTATCAGCGAAGAGGAATACAAGTCCAAAAGAGATGCTACGGTATCCCAGTTACGCACGCTGACAGAGCAGAATAAACAATATTTGGCGATATTGAGAAATCATACACAGGTAGCGATTGCCACTACAGGAAGCTATAACGAGATGAAGGCTTCAATGCTTCAGTTGGAAAAGGAATATTATAACCTTTCACAAGCTGCACGCGAGGGAGCAAAAGGTATGGATATCTTGAACAATATCGGCAAGCTGAATCAACAATTAAAGGATATAGATGCACAGATGGGCAATTACCAACGTAATGTGGGTAATTATGCTTCTGGTTGGAATGGCCTTAATGTTTCCATACAACAGATTGCGAGAGAACTTCCGGCTTTGTCTGTTAGTGCCAATACTTTCTTTCTTGCCATATCCAATAACCTTCCTATATTTATTGATGAGTTAAAGAAAGCAAGGGTGGAATATGAACTTCTTAAAAAATCGGGGCAGACTGCTACACCTGTATTTAAACAGGTATTGAGTTCCCTTCTTAGTTGGCAGACGGCTTTAGTTGTTGGGATAACTCTTTTATCGAGTTATGGAGGTGAGATAACCAAATGGGTGGGTAGCCTGTTTGATGCGAGAAAAGAAATTGATTATCTAAAACAGCTTCAGGAGGATTTGAATAAAGCTCAAAAAGGAGGTGTGAAAAATGCCCAAGATGAAGCTGTTAAATTGGATATATTATATAGGGCTGCTGTCAATTTGAATAAACCTATGGGAGAGCGGAAAAAAGCCGTTGAGGAACTGAAAAAGCAATATCCTTCATACTTTAAAAATATAAGTGATGAAAACATTCTTGCAGGTAAAGCGGCTGATAGTTATCAAAGGTTATCTAATGCCATATTAGCTTCGGCTAAAGCTAGAGCTGTGCAAGATCGGCTTGTAGAACAGGCTAAACAAAAATTAGACTTGGAAGATCAGTTGGCAGAAAAAGAAGAAAAACGTGCGAAACTTGAATCTGCTAGAGATCAGATGAAAGCACAATATGAATCCAGTCAAGGGGCAGCTATGGATACAGCTAGAGACATGTATGGGAAGTTAAACAAGCAGGTTGAAGACTTGGATAAAGAAATAGGTTCTTTATTAAATCAGTTATATCAAGCAGATAAGGCTAGTAGAGATATGGCAAGTTCTATTAACATTGGAGATGTTACATTTAATCCTCATTCTGCCGATAAAGCATCGGATGATTTAGCGCAATACATAGAGAATCTTAGGAATAAAATGGCTGACTTGTCCGTTTCTCTCATTAAAGATGAGCATGAACGTAATCTTGCTGCCATAGAGAAAGAATATAAAGACCAGATAGCAGCTGTAAAGGGATATTCTGAGGAAGAGAACAAACTTCGGGAAATGTTGGGCCAAGAGAGAATGCAGAAGATAGCGAAAGAGAATGAGGAATATGCTAAGAAGTTGGCAGAGGCTGAGAAAAAAAGGATCGAGGAAAAGAAAAAGTATACTGATGAGATGCTCAGACTGGAAGAGGAACAATCATCTCTCCGTATAGCAGCTACAAGTACTGGATATAAGGAACTTGAAAACATTATAACAGAAAATTATTCAAAAGGACTGCTATCGCGAAAAGAATACGATGAAGCCATGCGTGAGCTGGAGCGGAAAGCCGCAAACGAGCAATTACAGATACAGATAGATGCTGCTGAAAAAATGATTGAGATAGCGGAAGCATCGGGCGTGGTAAGCAAGCAACAAATTGAAATGCTGAGAGAATCCATAAAGGCTATGGAAGCAGAGATAGGTTCTATAAATGCGGATGATCAGTTGGAAAAAGCGGAAGAGCAACAGGATATCACACGAAGGAATTTTGAAGTGTTGAAAGGTTATTCTTCTGCATTGAAAGATCTTGCATCGGATATCGATAGCCCGTTTGCCGGTATATTTGATGGGATGGATAAGGGATTCAGTATTATGTCTGATAAGATATCGGGTGTTTGGAAAGAACTTACAGACGGTGAGAAGATGGAAAGAACTACCGAGATGTGGGCTTCTATGGTTAGTGGAATTGGTGAAATGATATCATCCATTTATGATCGCCAGATTGAAGCTATTGAGGCTGAACAGGGAGCGAATGAGAAAGCTGGTGAAGAGGAAATTTCCCGTATAGAGGATTTAGAAGAAAGAGGTGCTATAACAACTGAAGAAGCCGAAGCGCGTAAACGTGCAGCGGAAAATAAAACGGCACAAAAGAATGCCGAATTGGAGAAGAAAAAAGCTGCATTAAGAACAAAACAGGCAAAGTTTGAGAAAGCTACCAGTATAGCTGAGGCGGCTATACAGATAGCAGGTGGTATTTTGCAGACGATAAAACAATTGGGCTTCCCTGCTGCAATACCTATGATAGCTGCTCTAGGTGCTATGGGAGCGATACAGCTTGCTACTATTATAGCGACTCCTATTCCAAAGTATGCCAAGGGTACTGATTCGCATAAAGGCGGATTGGCTGTAGTGGGTGATGGTGGTGTTCCTGAAACAATCGTTACTGATAAAGGAGCGTATATTACTCCGTCTGTCCCTACTTTGGTTGACATCCCTAAAGGTGCGAAGGTTATACCTTATGCAGTGGATATGGACAGGATAAAGGCTCATGCAAATGATTTTGATGGTCTTATGGCATATAGAAGCGAAAACGATCTTCCTCCTGTATCAATAGTTAATGATTATAGTGAACTGGAGAAAAAGATAGGGCATCTGGAAAAATCACAGCAGATAGGATTTGCAAAATTAGCCAAGGCGATAAGAGAAAACAATTATCAGCAATTTTCAAAAAGTATCTGATTATGAGGTATACAAGTGACATATATGAACTTCCCTTGTCCGTTTTTATAGAGATTTATACCAATGATAGCAATACTATTGAATTTGACGATGAGGACAAAGGGGCTGCATCGGCAAAAATTATCAATGACTATATAGAAATTGTCGGGAGCAAACAGTTGCTCTCTGAGATATTGAATTGTAATGAGCGTATGAATCTTGCAATGACCGTGGAGTGCATGAAGGCATGTGAGAACATGATGAAGTTGAAAATGTATGATGAGGTGCGTGATATCCTGATGAAGATAGGTTATTCGTGTAAAAAAGGTGATGTAATGGCTATGAATGCTAGAATATCCGCATTAAATTCCCGTGCACAATATGATTTGGATAAGATAAGTAAGGAAAAGAATGAGGGACTGAAGGAGAAGCCTACAAAACGTGGATTTATAAATGAAGTTGTCGCTATTGGGAAGTATAATAAGATGTATATCAATCCGAAAGAATGGGCCGCCGGATCTTATGCCTGTCTTGTAAGGCAGACATGTGACGAAATCGATGGGTTGAATCGTAAAAAGAAATAATTATGTATTATCGATGTGAGTTACTTATAAATGGTCTGAAGTACAGGGTTACTGATGATCTTGAGAATTGGGACGAGGTGAAGGCTAGTTTCAAGAGAAATGACTATGACGGTGTTATCCGTACATTTTCCAACAAATTTTCTTTTGCTGGGGATGCTAGAAAATTGCTGTTAAAACAATATGATGAAGATTATTTGAATGCTTCTGCCTCAATAATAATAAGTACAAGAAATAACAGTTGGTTGTATAATGAACGGTTTAGTTGCGCTCTCAATTTCTCTACATTGCAGGATAATGGTCGTATCTTACAGATAAATGCCGTGGATGATAGCGTGGCGTCCATGATAAAGTCAAAAAAAGGAACTCAATATGAATATTCGGTCGAAGAGGTGAAAAGCCCCATTCCTCTTGTTTATGACGGACTTGAACTTTCTGAATCAGCAAAATGGATTCCTACAGGTGATACATTGGAAGACGATGACACTCTTATTAATGTTTATTTCAGCAAGAAAATGTCACCAATGCCAATATATATAACTGCCAGTGATTCCTTAATAAAGGGGTCTCTTGAATTTAATGATCAAACAGTAGGTGGTGATGATGTATATTCGATAAAGGCTCTGAAATCAATTAGGATAAATATAGAGTTTAATATTGATATGTTTGTGTTTAGGAAATATCAGTCTGGTGCTTTGGGATATGATGTAAGAGGTGTGAGGCTCCAGATTATGAAGATAAGTAATGATATTGATAGTAATGGGGAAGCGGTGACTACGGAAACGGTGATAGGAAGTTTTGAACTTACGACAGAATCAGAAACGCCAGTGGAAAAGAAGGTTTCGGAATCGTACAATATAAGTCTTTTGCATGATGATAAAATAATAGTGAGAGCTATGTATGTCAATGAGAAAGAAGAGATTGTACCTGTATTGCCGGATTTGCCATACAAAGTCTCAACATCAAGTTATTTTAAAGCATCATGGAAAAATCGAATAAACCCTGTTGAGATGGATGTTATAAAGCCCGATACATTGCTGAACAGACTGCTTAAAAGTATTAATGGAGAGAAAGATGGTTTGACTGGAGTGATTGAGGGGACAGGAGATAGAAGGCTTGATAATTGTATGCTCTTGGCGGCTGAATCAGCCCGTAAGATTCCTGGAGCCAAAATATATACATCCTTCACCAAATTTGCAAACTGGATGAGTTATGTGTTTGGTTATGCTTACGACATATCCGGGAATACAGTAACTTTCCGGCATAGAAGCAAATACTTCTCGGATGATGTTGTCAAAAGGATAGATGATTTATCTGATTATGAGATGAAGGTTAATTCTGCATTGGTGTATTCTCGGATACGAATAGGCTTTGACAAACAGGATTACGACACGGCTAATGGAAAGGACGAGTTCCGTTTTACGAATGAATATACCACAGGCGTGGCCATAACGGACAATAGCCTTGAAATGATATCTCCATACCGTGCGGACGCATACGGCATAGAGTTCCTTGCTGACAAGATAGGTGAAGATACTACAGACAACGAAAGTGACACTGATTTATTTATGGTAGGGGTGAAATCTGATTCATCTGGACTTAAGTATATATTGAACAGAGATTATCTTATGGGTGGCGTTCTCAGCCCTGACACAATGTTCAATGCCATGTTTTCCCCTTCTTCTATGGTTTTGGCCAATGAAGCATACATCGGCTCATCTGTTGAGATGCTTACTTTTGCGTCATCAGATGGTAATAGTGATGTGGGTATTGATGGAATGGGGGAAAGTAGGGATATAATTCTCTCAAAAAGGATGTTTACTGTGGCGGAGGTGGAATTTGAGACTTCGGATGTGGAACTCCCGGAAGATCTTACAGGAATTGTTGAACTGGAATACCAAGGCAAAGTTGTACAGGGATATTATCAGCAGGCTGATTACAATTTTACAAAATCACAAAGTTCAAAAGTAACTTTGATCGTGAAAAATTTTAATTCGTTATAAAGATTCAAATTTTAATTGTTATATTTGCAATGAAAGCTTGTGAAGTCACAAGTTACTAGAAACTTACGAAAAGACTATGATATCAATCGGAGATGTTTGTCCGTTATTCTTTAAACCGCTGAAATATAAATATTCAAATGCAGGATGTTTCAGACAAGTATTTTCTGTGTCAGACAACATCCTGCTGCAAATCTTTTGTGATAACGGCGAAAAACCTTCAGCTTATTTGAATGATAAGATCGGCAATATTTCCTCCAAGATAACACTGCTCACTTATGATGTAAATGAAAGCATTAAGATGTATTATGCCTCATTATCTCCTTCGGAGGGGATATATACAGTAACTATAGCCGATAAAGAATGTGAGGAGTTCTGCGTGTGTGAGAATATAGGTGATTCTATTCTGATTGAATATTCCCATAAAGATAATAATTCTGCGTTTGATAATATATTCTGGATTGATGAGGTCCGGCAGATGTTCCAGTTCAGAATAATAGGAGGATTCAAGCCGGATGGGGTGGAGTTGAAAGTTGAAAACGAACAGTTTGTGAATCAGAAGCAGGAGATAATAGAAATGTATTCTCTCCCTTATAAAACATTTGATTTTGTTTTCGGGACAAGTTGTGGCGTTCCGTATTATATAGCGGAGTTTATAAATAAGGTACTTTGCCTTTCTCATGTCAGCATAAACGGTAATTTGTTTGTACGGGAAGGGGATTCTGTCCCGGAAAAGATTGATACAATAGGTAAGAAACAGATGTTTATATATAAAGTGACTTTACGCCCTAGACAAAATGATATCGCCGGGATCGGAGGCAAAACTGAGATTACAACTTCATCTTCAGGCATCGCGTTTTTACTAACTAATCCCGAAGAGGACGATGTGTTGAAATATAAGAAGGCGAAAGCTGCTTTTGTTAATGAAAATTACGTGTAATCATGGCTAGAAATCATCCTATAAAGATATTGTGGTACGGTTCGGAAACGGATGATGAAGGAAATCCGATTATACCGAAAATATCCCCGTCATTTGAAAAGCGACTGGAAGGGTTGAATGAGGGGGAGATATACATACATAATGATGATAATAATCCTTCTATTTACATAAGAACCAATAAAGACAGGGTTGTTGCCATATCGGGAGGTGCAAATATAGAGGAACTTTCCAAATACTTTCTTCGTAAAGATAAGGAAGACACTGCCAACGGTCTTATCACTTTCTTAAAGGGTTTACTTATAGGTAAAAACGGTAGTGGAATTACTGTGCTTGAAAACGGTATGTCACAGGCTGTTGTTGATTATCTGTATGTCAAGGTCAAAGCCGTTTTTGACGAGCTTGAAGTAAAGAAGAAGACGTATGTAGGTGGCGAGCAGGTGATTTCCCATGCAGGTATGAAATGCAACCGTGTGGATGAGTTGGATGATGTCTATCGTTGTTATTTCAAAGAAGAGGAAGATGGAATTGAGATAGAGAACCAGTTTACTCCGGGATCTCTTGCCATAGCTCAGGAGTGCAATATCAAGACAGGCGTTTCTCATCATGTCGGCAACCGCTATTATTGGCGGTTGGTCACAGCAGTAGGTGAGAACTATATAGACTTGTCCAAGACCGTATGTGATCCTAATGTCGAGAACGATGTTCCGGTGGCAGGTGATGATATCGTGGGATTAGGCCATAAGACCGATATCACCCGACAGGCGGCGATAATTCTCTCTTCAGTGAACGAAGTTTCTCCGTCCATCATCATGTATCAGGGTATTAATGATTTTACCTTGACCGGGAAAGATGTCATTTCTTTTGATTTTGACAAATCTACCGGCAAAGCCCGGATGAAGGTGTACGGAGATGCATACATTGGTGATAAGGACCGGACCACTTACATGGAATACACTCAGGATAAAGGTGTGGATATCAAGGGTATGTTCCATATCGAGCAGGGTTCCACCGGATGGCGTAACATGGAAGGGCTTCCGGATGAGATACAGGCGGCCGCAGATCTTGCCCAAGAGGCCAAGGATGCGATAGACAATGCGGCTGTCGGAAGTGTCAATCTGTTGCGCAATTCCGGGTTTACAGGAGATTATGAGACAGAGGACCTGTTTGCCGCTACCGAGTTATCGGCGGATACCGAGCTTTTTAGCAAGCAATTGGAATATTGGACGGGTGTGGCTACCGTATCTGCGGACAGTGATGCCGGCTCCGGGTACTCTGCTGCAATCGGTAGTTTGTCCCAGTCCGTATCATTAATCAAAGGGGAAAGTTATGTTATCAGTTATAAAGCAAAGGGTACGTCTGTGTCTGTTTCGTGCGGCTCTTTCAGTGTTTCTCAACCTCTCACATCCTCTTATCAAAGATATACCCATAAGATTACCTTCAATGGCAGTGGTATATTTCTCATCAGTGGTACCGCAACCGTTTGTGACCTTCAGTTAGAAAGAGGGACCATCGCTACTGACTGGAAACCGTCCATTTTGGATAACGACAAGGCAACAGCCGGTTTTCAGTCAATCAATTATATCGCCAGTGCGATCAAAGATGGTTCTGTGGATATTCTTGGTGGTCTGATTCTTGCCAATATGATCCAACTGGGTAATTACAAGAACGGCAAGTTACAGAAGGTCACAGCCGGAGTTAGCGGCATATACAATGATGATGATGATGTGGCATTTTGGGCAGGAGGAAAACTTGAACAGGCGATTCTTACCGTGATGAGGTTCCGTAATGATCCTAATTACCAACCTACGGATGCGGAATGGGCGAACATGGCAAACTTCGTTGCCACTCATGGCGGTGATGTATTCTTGAGAGGATATATCTATGCTTTGGGCGGATATTTCCGGGGAAAAGTTGAAATAGCCAATGGCAAGATACTGTTGAATGAGGATGGTTCCGGGCAGCTTGCCAATGGGAACATCAGATGGGATGCAGATGGAAATCCTGAATTTGTCGGGAAAGTGAAGGTTTCCTCACCGTCAGGTTATGAGATAACCATATTTCCTGAAGATGA